TCATTGTCGGAATTCACTCTAGGTCAAACGGTATCGGAGAAAATTTTGGATTATCACTGGATTTCTTGCTCGCTAATTTGGAGTCTGACGTAACAGACAGACGCCATCAACGCGATCTAACGGAGTACAATGATGAGCTGGAAGATGATGTGGAATTCAAATTCTTTGAAGCGGCACGGAAAATGCAGGTCTTGGAAAGGACGTATGCATACACGGAAAGCTCAAGGGCATGGCAAACATCAAATCTCGACGGTTTTGACTGGACGGACGAAACTCCAATGGATTTCGACAAGGCAATCAAGTGGGAATCAGATGTGGATTTTCACAGGGCCCTGGGGAAACTCAGGGCGACGCCAGTAAAACAACAACAACAACAGCAACAGCAACAACAATCACCGGAAGTCAGTATTTCAAGTGGAAAGAAGGAGACGACACAAGAAAGGGAAACCTCAAAAATGTCGGACGTTTCGACATCTTCAACCCCGGAAATAAAGGCAACCACGGCAAACCCACGGAGGAAGAAATCCAAGAAATCGAAGAACTCGGTAACTGGAAATGGCCTCCCGGCGGAATCACCTCAACCACCAACAGTCTCTGGTACCACGCAGAAGGCCTCGGTAGAGCAACCTGGACGCCCACCCAAGAATGTAAAGATTGGATTTTCCAATCCATCTTGGAGAGCGGTTTATATCCAAGAACTCGCCCGCCTCAGTGGTATAGGGATTGGTCAGGACGAGATGCACGTCTTGGCGGGACGCAAAGCCACCGCTTCACAGCGGGAAGCTTTAAATCCTGGCGAGACATCGTTGAGCAAGGAATTGTGAAGACGAGTCATCCGGGCTACCCCTGGTGTAAGTTTGGTTTAGATAACGGCACGGTTTTAAGCGATTACGGTACATTGTTGTGGGATGAGGTCGCTAAGAGGTTTAACAACTACTTAGCATACGGCGAAACCATCTTTAAGATGACGCCTGAAGAACTTATTCAGCATGGGATTTGCGATCCCGTCAAAGTGTTTATCAAGAAGGAGCCTCACAGCGACCGAAAGATAACCACAGGACAACTTCGCATAATCTCATCTGTGAGCCTTCTAGATCAAATCTGTGAACGGTTAACATCTTCTCTTCAAAATAAAGCGGAGATTGAGCAATGGACATCTTGTCCGAGTGCTCCCGGGATGGGTTTGAACGATGAGGGATTGCGAATAATCTTCAACGTCGCTAAAGGTATGACAGTTAATGGTGGAACACTATGTGAAACCGACGTGTCAGGTTGGGATTGGTCGATGCAGGAGTGGGAGTTAGACATGGATGCTGATCTACGAGGCGCTCTGATGGGGCAAGAAGTTAATAGTCTTATGCACTTCTTTCTCCGTGTACAAGCGTATTGTACATCACATTCGGCTTATGTGACACCAGATGGGCAAATATATGCTCAAACAATCC